ATAGGATATTCAGTAATGGTTTCAGGAAATACCTTCTCATACAAAACCGTATCACCAACAGACACGGTTTGCTTTAAACGCTTATCATAGAACTGAATCGCCTCTACAATACGATTTGCAAACTTACTATTCTTCTTAAATATATTAAATTCCTTTTCAGATATAACAGTATTCTCTATCCTTCCAATATTCTGTTGCATCTCTTCCATAAGCTGCATTTCAGCCCGCTGAAGCTGTTTCACTACCGCTTCACGCATCTTCTCCATCTCAAGCTTATATCTCTCCGGCAGCATCTTCCCCTGCTGAACAAGCCCCTGCAGCTCAGCATCCTTCTCTATTACCTCTACATCCAGCTCCTTCTTTAAGTCAGACAGCTTTTTTTGTACCTCTGCCTTTATCTGCTTTAATTCTTTAGGCGAAGGGAGAAGCCGATAGAAGACATTGATATATGATATATTCACCCTCTCATACAACTCAAAATAATCTAGTAAATCGTCCAGCTCTCCCTTCGCTGTTATCCCCATATCTGGTGAAAGCGGATCATCGGGAAGAAACAGCTTTTGTTCCTTATCTCCCATAGCCCTTTCAGTTGCGCTATAATCTCCAGCCTCAGCTGAATCCGCTCTACTAATTTTTGCTTTATATCCAGGAAACTTATTTTTTAAATGCACCCTTGGAAGCCGTTTGTGAACTAATATCCACCCCGCATCCCTGAACAGCATATCTCTTGATTTTGGATCTACATAAATATCAAATGGATCTGGTTGCTTTAATACCACCTCTCCAAGTCCATTGTCCATGTTAGGATCAACCGCTACCTGCATGTATCCTAAAGACTTGGTAATAGAATCGTTTATAGCATTACCATATAGAGTAGAACCGTCAGAAAGTTGCCATACATAAGCCGAAAGATCAGAAAAAACGGCTGCAAGATCAGAGTCACTCCCCTCTCTTCCAACCGCCTGCCATCTGGGATCATTTGCCGTAGCATAAAAATTCAGCATCTCTACAACAGGAGAAATACGGTTAATAGTAAAGGTGGGCATCCCCTGTGATATGAGGTCATCCTTCTGTTTCTGTGTCAGCTGCTCATCGTGAGCAAACTCGAAACCCTTCTTATTTACTCTCGCCCACTGTTGTCTTTCTGCTGTATTAGATTGCTGGAACAGGTTTATTATCTGTTCGCCACGTTTTTTCCTTGCCATTCTATTGCCCTATCAAGTTGGTTATAATGTCCCAAAGAGTTCTATCTCTATCACTTTGATAACTACGCAATGCTTTTTCAGATTTGACACCAAATATTCCGTCCAATTCTCCATCATAGTATCCAGCAGAACGCAATGACCTCTGAAGCTCAAGAACAGACTGCTGATTATCAGGCTTAAAATTCTTAGCCCTGTATTTTAGGGTTGATGTTTCGGGAATCACACCTGTCTTAATATACACAGACCACTCCTCATCTGTCATATCAGGCGCTCCCATTACAGCTCTAAATTCCCTGGAGCTACTTACGCTGTCACCCACGGTCTGGGGGTCAGTTTTCTCTTGTACCATTTTCCTTTTTTCTTTCTTAGTGTTGGGGGGTTAGCATACTTGACAGCATACGCCAGAGCATCAATAGTGTCATCATGAGCCATCCTCTTTCCAAAGGTTATAATCTCTCTCTGCAATTCATAATGCTCTTTCTTAATATGAATCTGTCCTATAGAAAATCTTTGAGCAAGTATTTCCTGGATACGGTCCAGCTTGCTCATCCTGGTGCCTGGTTTCTCGTCCCTAAAATGCACAGAAAAATCATTCCTTCTCCGCATCTCACTTCTTAATGCCTGAAATATAGGCTTACTCATGGTAGTATCCTCGATAGTAAACAGGGATACATTGTACTGCTTTGCATATTTAAACATATAATCTACCAGGCCTATACCCTCCTCCCCAGGAATACCCAGCACTGGTATTCCCCTTCTCCTCAGATATTCCAGCACATAAATATTATTATTAGGAGTTACTGCAATCAGCATTATAACATTATAGTCAGTCCCCCTGCGCATACTATCAGTCGCCGGATCTACACCTGCATATACATTGCAGGGCTGTAAATCCTCTCCCTTGATGTTGATGTATGGGATACCATCTTCTATCTGAAAATTACCATCCCAGTATTTTATATGCTTACGATTAAATATAGAATCCTGTTCATTCTGAACCTCCATCATATATTCCTGGTAATACTTCCAAGGGGTACCTGAATCTATGTAGAATTTCTTTTTCCTTTCCAATTCCGCTTTCGGGAACCACGAAGGCCAGAGTACAGTACCATCAGGATTTTCAGCTTTATAAGTAAGAACAGTCCACGAATAAGGCTTATTCTTCGCTTTTGCTTCATAATACCCATTTAATATCCTCTGTATAAAGGAATCATAGTGCACCGGAGTTCCATTTATTCTCAGTCTTCCTGTTTTAGGCTCTAGTGACGGAAACACAACTGCAGTCACCAGATTTGATATCTTTGCCCTCGATTCCTGAGTTACAGTATTGTTTTCATCTTCAAAGTCATCAAGAATGATAAGGTCATAGCGTTTATGCATCTTGGCGCCACCACGAATACCGGAAAGGTTGGACTTTGATATTAGCTTGCATCCATTCCTCAACTCAATATCATCTTCAGTCCACTTTCTTCCCTTCAACTGTCCAAAATAATATATCAACCTTTCATTGTATTCAAGGTGCGTCTTTACGTAGTCAAGGTTGGGGATACTGATCTTCGAGCTTGCAGCCACCCATCCATAGAACAGTGGTTCCTTAGTAAAGCAGAACTCATGAAGTATGTCACACTTGGTAAGAACTGTCTTACCGTGTCCGCGAGGCAGAATAAATGCGGTTTGAAGCTTACTCTTGTCCGCCATCACATCCACCATCTGATAATGGAAGAAAGGCGTCTCACTCCTGCCAAAATCGTCAGGGAGGAAGAGCCTGCCAAATGCTATTTTATCCTTGCGGGCAAGCTCTAGTTCCTCCTCTGCTCTAGAAACATCTCTACTGTTTATGTTGATGTTCTTCTCTCTGAATTTTCTTAGGCTTTTCTTTCTTCTTCATTGGAGCCTGCATTTTTCCCTCAACAATGTCTTTAATGTAGTATGGTTTCATAGACTGAATCTTCTTCCAGTCTATCTCATAGTCATCGTAATTCAATTTTTACTGCCCCATCCTCACTTCCTAAGTTCCCAACATCCCCACATGTGATATTATACGGATATGTCCATGGATAGGTATAATATCCTCGCCCAAACATACCATTGAGCTTATTATACAGCTCCCTGGCTTCCTCTTCAGTAAGCTCAATCTCTGTATCTTTAATTGTGAGTATAAGTTTTATCTTCATTGCTTCTTCCTTTGTATTGAATGCATTGCCCTGGCAAATGCGGCTTTCTTGCGGATGGAGGGGTTTTTGCTCTTGAGGCCAGCAGCTATACATGCACCAGTCACCCCTCCATAGCCATTTGCCTTGCACCAGCGCGTAAAACTGCCTTTAGTTCCTCTTTCTTCCATAGATTTGGTAGCTTTTTGAATCCAGTTATGTTTGACTGACTTCCCGATCTCCATCTGTAATTTCCTTGCGCTTTGCCCTCTCTATCTGTTCAGGACTGAATCCACTAAACTGGAAGCCGGAATACTGCTGCACCTTGGTGACATTCTTGTCTTCTATATCTAATACATCACCAAGCTTGGACAGTGCCTGTAGTTTTAACTTTTCGTTATCCCCATCAGCTATCTTCTTAATGCCCCTGAGGACATACTCTTCGTCTATCCCCAAATCTTTCAGAATAGGTTCTAATTCTTTTTTCACTGCTCTCTTTATCCTTTCCGTACCTACAAGAATGTTAGCTCTTTTTAATGCATACTGCTTGTTGTTGGTGGGGAAGGCCTTCAAATACGCCTCCACCCTGTTCAACCCTTGAGCAAGAAATACAGCAAACATCTGCTCTGCCTTTGTAGTCTTGGTTCTTCCTTCCAATCTCTGGTTAGAATACACAGATCCGCCAAGACAATAAACATTCTTCTTTTTCTCTGAAGAAAAGTACACCTTATCATCCACCATATACATTCCCAGACATGTGCGTATGTATCGGAGAGTGCGTACCTTTCCCCAATTTCTAGTCATTTTACCTTCATAAAGAATCTGTAAGACACTTCCATCATCAGTCATGACCCAGTCACCTGTCCTACCATCTCTCCAATTTTTTATCACATGTATTTCATCTGGTATCACATCTTGAGGGTCATAAACGCAATGTTCAATCTTATTTACTTTGTAATATCTCATCTTTCTTCTTTTTCAAAGGCTTTTGCTTATTGGCGTGATATTGAAAGGGGTCTTTCTGGTTCTTATCAGAGGTAATGAACTCTTCGGAGATGCTTAACACTTCTTCAGTCTCTTCATCTACCAGTATTCTTAATCTGTATTCTTTCATTTTACTTCCTGGAGTCGTCCCCGCCAGGGGGCGAAACCCAAATTTGAAACTCCATTACTAGTGATTAGACTTCTCCCTGAGAGGAGAAAACCTCTTTTTTTTAAGTTTAACTGTGAATTTCACTTGAACCAGTACACTTGACCCATATTCAAGCTTATATCAGAGCAATTTTCCAGCCTATCGGGGACAACACTTCCTAACTATTTTGATAGGAATATAACCCGACTTCTGACCCTCTTTGTAGAACATATGCATGGGTGCAAAGAGGGTGATTTCTATCACCAATGATAAAAAGCTGTAGTCGAATTTACAATTTTATTTCTTCAGATGCAAGTAATTTCTCGAATTCCTGCGCTTTAAGTATATTTATCACCTCTTCAAATGGATTTTTAATGTTAGGAATCAAAACTTTTACAGAGGCCTCTATGTCTTTAATCTCTGCTTTTGAATAAAATGTTTTTGATGGTAGTACAGTTATGCCCTCGTCACTGAACATCAGTTCTACGTTATCCATTATCTCCTTCATAGTCCACCTTTTTCTGATAATATCCAGTTCTTACCTTTTTAATCTCTATTCTAGCCTTTTCCTCAAATGGAATTGGCAAAGCGGCAGGGATATAGATCTTCTTACCATCTACTTCACCTAAATAAGCTCCATTTGACTTTCTGTAGAACACTACTCCATCTACCTCCTTCATTTCTCCCTATCCCTTTCTCTGGCATGTTTCCTCACCCGATTTAACAGTCTTATTCTATACTCTTCCTCTATCTTTTCCTTCCTGTAGCGACCCTTCAAAGCTTTAGCTACAAACTTGTTATATGTATCTTCTCTAGACATTGTAAGAAGGAAAGTTAATTATATAATTTTCAGTTAAAAAATTCATCAGATGACTCTCCCAATCATCAAAATTGTCAGTAGAAAAATGTCTACCTTACACACAATCCACCCATGCGGCCTATTTGGTATCGTCTGTCTATCCCAAGCTGTTTTCATTTTTCTCCTGCATCTTTTTGTGCATTTCCCGTATCTCAATAATTTTATCCCAGGTAGTCCAAAAATCACCATTTTCTAAACAAACTAAGTTATTAGGCAGCTTTTTAATATCCTCTTTCTCCCCAAAGGCATATATTTTCAGTATGTTTATCAATACATCATCTGGTATCATATTCTCTTTAGTGCACTGCCTAAAGGACAGTGGTGCCATTAAACACATTATTTAATTCCTTTCATGAATTGTAAGCCACTGATTTAACTGCAGGCTCAGTGGCTCAAGCCTTATCACCTTGCTCATGTGGTAGCGGGGGCGGGAATCGAACCCACGACGTTCTGGATATGAGCCAGATGTTTTACCTCTAAACTACCCCGCATATGATTATTCATCCAAACTCAAAAGCTGTACAAATCTTTTGTAAACTTCTATTACTTCATCAATAAAAGCTTGACTTGTTTGAAATCCTCCATCAGAAGCATATTCGCATTCAGTTACTGCGCCTATAGCAAGCTTTAATACACTGTATTTGATGTTTAAGTCCATTAAACCTCCGTTAATTAATGCTGGAATATACTATAAAATTATTATAAAAACTACCAAAAACTGAAAAATTATAGCATTTTAATGTATGGTGTTATTCCCATACCCTACCCCCTATCGGGGGATTTTCGTATTGAAAATTACGTTATTTTTCATTTCATTTTTCTCACTTGATGTTCAACTTAACTAAAGAGGAATCATATGTTTTTAAACATTAAAGCTGAGTATGAGAGGCTGGTAGCTGACTACTGGCGTGACTACAGGAATGCACCCACAAGAGCAGGTTGGAATCCTATCCTGCGTAAGCCAATCATGTCCAAGCGACAGATACAGACTGCGTTTGCCCAGAATCTGGGTACATTACTGTCACTAGCAGATGCCAACACTGAAGTACATGAGCTTATCAAATCCAAATTGACAGAGATTGCTGATGAAGGCAATCCTGCCGCAACAGCTCAGGAAATACTGGAGAAAGTAGACTGATAGAGGGAGTTTATCTCCCTTTACTTTCTCTAATGAGTGAGGTGATTGTATAAGAGAGGGATGGAGTAATCTATTCTTTTTGAACAGGAAGTAGCTTATGGAATAATTAATTTTATTCTTAATAAGTTAGAATAATATCATAAAAGATGAATGAATATCTCTGTCCCTTTCTTATGCTTGACACTTAGGACCATACATAGGAGATAACATTTTACAAAATTATAAAATAAATTAGGAAAGCCTGAAGTAATATGACTCCCAGGTTTTTCTCTATTGAGATGATAAACGTTAGCTGCGTGCACGGCAAGCTAATAGTATTGATTGGAGACTGGAGCTGCTGCAGAAGCGTTGAAGGAATCCAATGCAGGTAGGATTCCCGCTCATCTCAAAGAAGTGCTAAAAGCGAGCTGAAATTGAACGAGTATTCCATCCGTGTACAAGGTAAGTGAGGTTTCAGCAATAGTGCTTGATTCAAGGAATACCTGTCCTAGGCAGTTGAATCAAGTCATAATAATAGGAGTTAAATATGATAATCAGTAAAGAAGAAGAAAATACATGGAGTGAGGTGATAAATAAAATAGCTACCATAGATAAAAATGCAGCTGAGAAATTAAGAAAAGAAGTTCCTTTACTTAAATCATTTAAGGTTGCAAGATGTATCTGTGAAGCCTTTTTCTGGCAAGAACTAGGAGAACGAAAGTATTGGTTAGATATACATAATAAATACAAAAGTAAATATGGAAGCTGTAGTGAAGGTAATTAAAAAAATATTAATATTTACTCCAGTAGTAATAAGATGAATTGGTCAAATTTACATGCAGAATATGTAAATAAATTTGGAGATTGTCATAAAGACAGGAGATAAAATGTTATATGAAGACGTTAGTTTAGAAACTAAAATTAGAGATCTTGAGAGGTTAGGATACAAGGTTACTAAAAAAGAATCAGAAATCTCAGTAAAACCATATCACGCATTTGTTGAAGACGGTGCTAAACCTGTAGAAGAATGGAGAGGTGATATTGGATTATTGTCAATGACAG